TTACTGTAGCCCAAGACGCTGTTTTGCCCTGCTATCTGACAGCAGTAACTCAAACACGCCTTTATCAAAGAGCTGTGATTTGCCCACGTCAGATAGCGAGAAAGTCATAGTTTTGGCTTTTTGCCAGTGTAGCTTTTGCATTACAACTGGCGCACGGTTTCCGTTAGCGTCAACAACAAACACTCCTGCTACCACTGCCTCAACTGGCTCATCCGTTCGGTTAATCGTTATTGTAATGTTGTAGTCGAAATCAACAGGAGTGCTCTTCTGCGCCTGTTTCAGGTTTTTACGCACTTTTTCAGACAAATAAATTGCTGTGAGCTGCCCCTCCTCTTTTTTCGACGTCAGGAAAATATCGGCATCAGGCACGGCAACAACGGCTTTTTCAGAAAGCGCACCCACATCAACGGGCACGCGGAAATGCGCGAATGACTCAAATTTTTTCTGATAACACTCAACAAATTCGGCGTTCGTGAAAATGGTTGGGATCTGCGCCTTGATTTTAATCAGGCTGTCGGATTCTTTGCGGGAGTCTTCGTAGTCGTTACACGCCGCCACCTCAAAATCCAGGTCCGCAGCGGTGGCTTTGTGCTGCTCCGACTGAATGTCAGCGAAATCAACGGTAGTTGCGAGATCGACTTTACAGCCCGTCAGGGCCAGAGTGAGACATAAAGCGAGGTATTTTTTCATCATAACATCCATGCGTTAAATAGAGCGCCCAGCTTTATTCCAGCCGGATCGCGCATATCATGATCCAGTGCAAAATGATGTTTGAAAAAATATTTTTAGGAATTGCGCCCGATATTGAGATTGATTTGCGAGGCTGATTCCAGATTCGAAACAACTTCGTTTACCGGACGAGAGGATCGGTGCACAGTGGAGCCTCATAAAATTCCGGGTGCGCACCGTTTTTTATGTTGTGTAATCGTGATCGTCATAATTACTTGTTGATACGGGTCCGTATACACCGTTAAGTGCGTTTGTATATAGCTGCTTCCCGTATTCTTCTGGATCTGATGCCATGGTGGAAAATGTCAAATTCACGCCAATACCCTCAATGTCGCAAGTGATATTGATCGGACCGTCTCTATATGCATACCTTGGATTCCTGATATTTGTGATTTTTTCAATGCCGCCCACAGGCACGCGCTGTGCATGAGCAAGCCAACCTATGGCTTCAGTACCCCCACCGAAAAAATACTGAAAAGTCACGGGGGAGCTGAATCGCCACATCCCTGCCAATACGGCTTTGTTGTATAGGCTTACCCCGCTAGCGGTGATCCCCAACGTGCAGGCGTTGATATAGCTACCTCTAACAATCTCGCCAGTATTTACAAACACTGATCTTGACGGGGTGAATATCGGTTTAGCAACAGTAAACGCCCCATCACCGTTGATGATGGGATATACCTGAACATTCACGTTCCCGTTGGCGTCAGGTCCGATATAATTCACGGTTCTTACCGGGTCATAATTCCCAGCGTGCCAGATTTCATATTCTGTATTATCTGACAGATATTTCAGGTCGTGGACTGTCTTGCCACCGAGCAATAATTTTGCGTCACTAATCAGGTTAACAGTTTTATCAGCGGAGCCAGACAATACGCCAACCTTTGCCCCGTTATACGTAAGATAAATTGTCGGTGCGCTGATTTTTTTACCAGCCGCGACCGTGACGTCATCATTAAATTGAGTGGGTAGGTTGAAGTTGTTTTTTTCTTTAAACGTGTTTTCTTTGTCGCGATAGGCAATATCGCCGTCAATGCCAATATTTTTCCGCGCTTGTTTTTGTGCATTAGCTCCCCGTTCTGCTATCTCAGAAAGAAGCTTGTCGATTCTCAAATACCCGTCGAAAATATCCTCATTGGAATACATGAGTTGCGCCCACCTGGTGTTATCTTCTGGCGTGGCGGTGTTGTTATCAACCAGCGAATAATAAATACCGCTATTGAACCGCACCAGTGCGGATTTTTGATACGGGTATGGATTGCCGCCGTTCATTGCCTTAGTGATAAATTCCGGCGCACCAGACGATTGATACTCAGATATTGCACGAGTGATAATATAAAACAACCAGTTCATTTTCTGGCGCTCTATATTTTTCGCGTTCATGTCCGATAATTGATCGCGCTCGTAATCGTACCCGTATCCCGTCATCATAGAAACGTCGCCGGAGCTTTGAATTGGGTCGGGAATTTCGGAGCGATCGCCTAAGAAGGCGAAGGGGGTTTTTATGAATCTTTCCATTTCATAGCCTTAAATATTACCAAGAACAGCTTCTTGCATTGGAATAGTTCCAATTGCCCATATAGTGTTATTCAGTGTGATGTGGTAGCGATACAGTATAAAAACATCATTAATAATTTTTTTACTGGCTTCGCGCACAATCAGAAAAGAACCAGTTCTTGACGTTGACAAATAACTATTAGACAAACAAGTGACCACCCATGCAACCTCGTCGTCTTTCCCTTTATCCGCCAGAGGATTATTTGTTGATTCTTTACTGATTGAATATGAAGAGCCAGCGGTAAATGCAAATGTTTTCCAGTCAATTACGGTAGCAATGCTATCAGCTGCGGAAACCGTGAAACGACTACCTGCTGGTGCCCACTCTGGGATTGTTAACCGAGCTTCCCACGTATTGTCGCTGTCATGTGCAATACCCATAGCAGCGGCGCTTCCCAGCGTGATTACGCCTGTGTCGTCCGGTTTATATATATTTCCGTTTGATGATATTTCCACGCTGCCGCTGCCGTTGGTCCCTGGCTCGCCTGCGGGTATTCCGAGGCTCAGCATTTGTTCTGGTGCCTCGCCTGTAATCACCGCTGTAGCAGGCGCACCCGGCTCCAGTGTTGTCTCCGTACCAATAGACAATGAGTTTGGCGTTGCTGGCGGCGGGTTTGATTTCGTATACGGCTGCTCGCCGTTAATATCCAGACTGCCCGTAATTGTTAAATCGCCGTTTATAGTGCCACCGCCCACGCTCAAATATTCAGAGGGGTCCAGTAGGCTCCACGAATTAGTATCAGGCTTGTCTGTGTTTGCGTCTTTTAATGAGTAGTAAATTTTATTGTTATATCGCACCATTGCGGCGGCGGCGTAGGGGTAATCAATCCCGCCGTTGTCTTCTTTTGAAATATAATCAGGGACACCCTGTTCCTGATATTTTTTAATCTCGGACGTAACCAGGCATAACAGCCAGTTTAATTTAGCGCGTTCGATTGTTTTCGCGCCCGTGTCATTGTCGAGGTCTTTCTCATAATCGGGGCCGTAACCCTCACTGAAACTAATTTCGCCAGTGTCCTGTTTGGTTTGCGGGATTTGTTCTTTGTCACCGGAGGCTGCAAATGGGGAAGCGATACGTGTCATGTGGTTACCTTTTTCTGTTTGAAGTTGCCTTTTCGGAAATTATTACGCTCGTTACCGAACGCAAATACTTTCCTGTTTGTGTTCCTGAATTCATATTTCAAACCAACCCCGGCGGAGCGCGGGAATATACTGTATTTATCCATCACGAAACGGATTGATTCATTTGGTTTGAAATCGAATATTACCGCGATTGTGGACATGTCGTAATTATCAATTACGTACCCACCGCCGCGACTCCCGAAAACATATTTTATAACTTTATTCATTTCGGGAATTGTGCCGCGACTCACCAGGTAGAAATAACGCAACTTTAAAACCATGCGCTTCTGCTCAGTAGTGAGTGTAATCTCATCCCCGAAATGGTGCTGGAAGTTTCCGTTATTAAAGTTTTTATGTGTGGCAGTAAATCCCCACGTCGGCTTATTTGGTTTGGTGTATCAGACGTTACGACTAACGGAATGCCAAGAATAATCGCCCACACGCTCAGGCCAAATGAATTAGCCGTGTCCATGTTGAATACGTCGCGATACCAGTCACTCCAGAATTGTTCGTGATTAATTACGTACCAGTCTTTTTTACGTTCGAGTATTCCCTGTAGATTTTCAGCGACATTATACTGCCAGAGTATTGCGCGTAATAAATCCACAGAGAACTGGAACTCCTGAATTTTATTACTCATACCACGTTCACCTGAATAGTGGATTCAGCGATAACCGCTTTCTGCCATATCTCGATCGTCATTGTGTTTGACGAAAACTCCATTTTGCTGCTGTCGGCAATTTCGAGTTTTTTTACAAACAGGTCCGGGTAAACACGGTTTATTGCTGATGCCGCCTCGAACGGCGAGACATCTGTTCCGACAGTGAAACCGTCCTCGCCATCGAGTTCGCCGCGCGCATAGTCAATTATTGCCAACCGAACCGCGTTTTGTATTTGAACGGTGCTCATCGCCCGCGACGAAACATCGACACGCATCAGTACGGTGATTTCCTCCGGGCGGGAGAACGTAACGTCATACGTTTGCCCGGAGACCGGATCAACGGTCGGGACCATTGTATTTCCGTTATAGCCGCAGCCGCCGCTTTTCCGCGAGAGGATAGCCTGCGCTATATCCGCGTTAGTGCCACCGTCAACGCACACGTAAATTGAGTGCGGGCGCATTGTCACGCCGTCGATCACTTTTTCCACATCATAGACGTTCTCGCGAAACAACAAGCTACGCACACCGGGTGTGTTATACAGCGCCGACGTTATAGCCTCGGTAGTTGAGCACCCCTGAAGCGCCAGCGTGTGCCGACGCAGCGAGCGCGCGGAAACGTCAGATTGCACGTCCTGCCCGAGACTACCGACAGCCTCATTAGTAACCGTTTCCCAACCCAGCACCGCATCAATAATTTGCGTCAGACTGTCAACAGGGGCGGGAACTGGCCCCGTCTCTGACGCCTGAAATAACACGCTAACGGCTCCCAGCTCACCAATTACTGCCTGCTCCAGCGTTGCGAACTCGTCACCGTTTTTTGTGCGGGCGCGTGAGCCTGCCGGGATTATTGAGCCAGCAACGCCAAGGCACAAACCAACAACCTGCGAGCGAGTAGCCCCGCGCCGCTGACCGCCAGTGAGCATCCAGATAGCGTCGAGAAAAATGCCGCCAGCCAGGTTGGGATTAATCTGGTTTGCCAGCGCTGCGTTATTTTCGATTACCGTTGTGCGAGCCTTTGTTTCAGCGTTAATGAGCACGCCCTGCGGGGTCCAGTCGTCAACAATCAGATCGTCGCCGAATACCGCGCGATACTCATCGCGGACCTCTTCAATCACGTCGTCTGTGTCCGGTATAATCACGCCCGTTGAGACGATATATTTATAATCCGCCATTCAATACCAGTTCTCCGTAATCTGTGGTTATTGTTGCTGAATAACGCAGTGAGTTATCAGTGGTAGTGACAGTGATTGAGCGCACGTCATGCACGCCCGGATTACTGATTAACGCCTGCCGCAGCCAGGCTTCGTACACAGCCGGGTTTGGCGAGCCGTTCCACACGACACCAAACGTCGGCAGGCCCAGATTGGTTGCATACATCATTTCGCCGAGCTGCGCCTGTGCAGCCTGCTGCGCACTGTGCATGACAGCACGGATATCCTGTGCAACGTCGAGACCGCCAGCGGCGTTGATATAAAGATCATTTTTGGAATTTACAGCCAGACTTTTCATATCACTCCCACGGGGCGTGAGTACTGCCGCCGCCACGCTCGATCCCGCCGTGCCAGTGGTCCTCATAAGGTTTGCCGTCGATGTCGGCTCCGCCGTCAAGCATTGTGCGCCCGGTTACTTTCAACGGGCCTTCAATTTCCAGGCCTTCTGTCGCCGTGATTTTTATTTTGTCAGGCCAGACAGCAATTCGTGTTTTGCCGTCCAGGGTTTGCAAAACAGCGTGTTCCACATCTTCGGGGTCAATCTGAAACTTCATTGAATCGGGAATAAACAGACCATCTTCAAAACTGTGTTTGCGTTTTGTGTTCGGCTGCTCTTCTGAAAGGTTCTGGAGATAAAGCGAAATATCCCGATCACTGGCTTTAATCCAGCCGTGATCACCCGGTTTGAGATTAAACGACAGCAGATAGCCACCGCCGCCGATATTCAGTACTGGCACACTGGCTAACTGTGCGCGCGTTACTCGTTTTTTCTCTGTCGTCACCATCGCGATCATCGGTTGAACACATGCCCTATTTGATGAACGATCATAAGAAACGACGGTTGCGGGCAGCATGTCGTCAAGCTGCTGGATGAGTTTGTCGAATACAGACCGCAGCATTCCCGCCATAGTGCCGTCATTACCCGGATCCTGCGAGGGTTTAGCGATTTCCTCAGCCATTGCGTGTAGCCTCTGCGATAAAATAAAACGGTGTGTCGTGTGTCGCGATTTCGTAATTCAGTTTCGATATCGTGTAACTGCCGTCTGCTGCCGGGTTCATCTCGCTGGTGATGCGCAGCTCACTGCCGAGCGTCGTTTGCTGGTCGAGTAAAAATTTAACTTTTACGCCTTTCTCTGTGATTTCAGGAATGCCGATCATGCCACTGTCTTTATCCAGAACGCGCACGCTACCAGACAACGGCGCCCCGGCGTTTTTAACAACGAGCTGATCATCATCAACAAACACATCAACGTCACCAACGGCGTGAATTCGTTCAGTCTGTTTCAGTGCCGCGCCGCTGAACGAGTAGTTAGCGATATTTTTGTCGGTCGCCTGGAAGTTAAGTTTCATGCCCATTTTCCCGGCAGCCTCTTTAGCGATCGCACTAAGTGAGGCTTGTTTGCCGCTGCTCTGCGAAATGATCACACCCTTTTGTGATTGCCCGGTTTTTGCTTTGAGCGTGAGCGTGATATCTGGCGGCTGTGACGGTGACGCTGACGTAATATCACCAACAAACATCAACCGGGTGCCTGTGGATTTGCGGCCCACGTGCAGGTACAGGCGTTTCGGTGTTTTGTTTTTGTTGAATGGGGATGTTTCAGTAATAAGCAGGTTGCGGGTGGTTTTTTTCAGGTTCGTGATTTTGACGGTACATTCGTTCTGATTCGGATTCGCAAATTTCGAGCCGCTGGCAGACAGCGATAAATCAGTATACTGATGAATTGTTCCGTTAATCTCGATCCCAACGATAATCACCCGCGGGTCGATTTCATTCACTGCGTGCTGCCTCCATTCCTGCTGCCGTTACGTACAGAAGCGTTTGTCGGTCAAATCGGGTGTAGTACGGCACCTCGTCGTTTTCAGTCAAAAAAATAAAATTTCCGGCCTCACAATACTGGTACGGGATAATCAGCGTATCAGTCAGTAGTCGCGTATTACTGAGTATCGTTTTTCCGTCACGCTCGATAGTGATCATCATCAGGCCGCCAGCCTCTTTGATAGTGAGTTTGTGGTCGATTCCGTCGAGCAGGATAGATAACGACTGGTTTGGTTCGCTGTTAAGTGGGATTTTGATCATGGAAAAAGCATTCCGTGTAGCATTGACTCACCAGCGTCTTTCTGTCCGTCAGACGGGGTGCCGCCCTGTTGTTGCCCGCGCCCGTTCGTCGGCCCGTCGCGTGGGCTGGACGGGGAGCCGGACGCGCCAGCCGCGAATTTTGTTTCTGCGATTTTTAGCTCAACGAGTGCCAGTTCCATTGGTATCGCGTCGTTGATATCCGTCGTTTCCTCGTGCGGAATACCAGAAATCATCATGTTCTGATACGTTCCGGTTTTCGTCTGCACAGATAATAAATCGCCGCGCAGCCATATCTGGCGTATCTGCTGGTACACGTCCCGATAAATTCCACTCGGGAGAATAATAGATATATTGATTTCAACGGGTTGAATAACCCTGTGATCGACAACGCTCGCCCCAGTTTCAATCGGGTGCTGCATGGCTTTGGCCTCTTCTTTGACAGAGGCTTTAATCGGTCTGCCGTCAGGGAAAACCTGTCTGAATGACGAGTCGAGGACGGCGACGTCATCAGTGATTGTTAGTGCTCCCATTATCCCCAGATCCCGTCGTCGAATTCGTTAACTGCCTGGTTGAAATGTCCGTTCAATCCGTCACCAATCCCCGCAGCAATACCCTCCGCGTCGGTTGCCTGTGTGCTGATCTGGATACTTTCGACCGTAAATTGATTGTTTTTTGTGATCTGTTGTGGCTGATTATTGACAGTATTTGACGTCTGGCTGGCAATCGGCGACGAACTCGCCACGGCAATTTCGCTCTGCGCTTTTCGCTGGAGTTGTTTAATGTCGTCACTCCCGGCAATGCCAAAACCCGCCGTCGCCGCAGACTGTGCGGCTTCTTTGCTGCCCACTACCGGTTCTGTCTCGGTGGATTTTTTTGAGCCAGTAGATTTTTTTTCGCCTTTTTTCGCCTTTTCATCACCATCATTTCCCGCGTCCACCTCGCCTGACTCTGGCGCGTCCTCTTCATCCCCGCCGATCCCCAGCAGGGATTTAACGCTGTCGGGTAAAATACTGGTGAGTTTGTTCCACGCTTTCATGATGTAGCCGACGACGGTATCCCAGATCGCGATAACCTGTTGTTTCATCGACTGGAAACCAGCAACAAATTGCTGCGTCAGTTTTTCAATACCGAAGAATTTTTCAAACCACGTCCACAGATCTGACAGGCTTTTCATCATGTTATCGATGGCCTGCCCCGGATTTGTGAAACAATCCCAAATCAGTTTTGCAACGATGACGCACAGGTCCCAGATGATTTTGAACGCTGCGCCAACGCCCTTGAGTGCCTCGGCGAGCACCGGATACTCTTTGGAGAGTTCACCGATCATTGACGCGTTGCCGTTCAGGTAGTTGTTGAAATCGTCGAGAATCAGCACGAATGCCGCAATTGCCGCAGCAATAAGTAAAATCGGCCAGGTCGCTAATAGAGTGGCCTTTGCTGCGGCGTACATTGCAGGGGTGTAATACATTGCGATAGCTGCGCCGCCGACAATAAAAAATTGTTTTACAGCGTCTTTGTGTTGTGTCAGGAACTGGACCGTATTGCTGACAATTTTCAGGAAGTCGGTCAGCATTGGCATAATGCTGACCCCAGCCTGAGTAGCCAGGCTGTTAAACATGGATTTCGTGCCGTCCAGTTCCGCTTTGAATTTTTGCGCAATTTCGGCGTCCTGTTTTGTTACGACACCGAACGCCTTTTGTGTCTTGATCATGTCCTCGATTGCAACACGACCTTTGAGAATTAGATCGACCGTTCGGTTATCAGTAACGCCCAGTTCTTTAATACGGAATATCGCCTGCTCACGGGATAATGTAGAGACAGAATCAGCCAGGTCCAGCATTCCCTGAGCTGCGTTTTTTGTAGAGCCGTCGGAATTTTTCAGCGCGATGCCGAGTTCCTGAAATGATTTTGCGGCGCCTGATTTTGCGTCCGAAGATGCCTCGCCCATTTTTTCAGCCAGGTCAGTGAGCGAATCGCGCATTCCTTGCGCATCGCCGCCTGCGCGTTCCGCCGCTTTTCCCCACGCGTCCAGATCTTCAACGGGCATATTGAGTGATTGCGCGGACCGGGCCAGCGCGTCGATTTCCTCGGCTTTCTCTATCGTACCGCTGATGATGCCACCCAGCGACATGAAGGCCGCCATTGAGCCGAGCGCAACAGTTGCCAGCCCGCTGAACGAACTGGTTATTCCGTCTGTTGTGATGCCGATTTTATCGAGTGTTTTATCAAGCGTTTCCGCAGACCTGTTCGCCTCATCCGTGCCTTTCTTTACATCAGAGGCGTCCGACTCAAACAGGATCATGAATGTTTCAAGGACCGACATTTGCCCTCCAAAAAAGAAGCGGGCCGCAATGACGGCCCGGTGTTATCGCTGATTTTTCCGCTGTGCGTGTTGCATAGCGAGGTACTCGTTATAGCGGGGAATAGCGATCGTCTCCCACATCAGGAACGCGTCTTCCAGCGAGTAGACAGTCCTCAACTCGTGGAGCGAGGCCCGCCCTTCTGCGACAATTGCGCCGATAAAGCCGTCAACGTTTTGGTAATCAACGGAAGGAGCTTCGCTTTTAAAGCGCCGGAGGAAAGTAAGCTCCTTCCGGTCGCGAAAAAACTCACGTTGTATTCCATCATCGCCATTTCGACTTTGCCGAGAATCTCCCAGTCCGGGCAGTGGTTGTTCACAAGCGCGCGCGTGGTCAGGCGTAATGGCGTGCCGTTAATATCGACGGCTACGTAACCCATCAGTTTGAGCATGGTCTCTTCGTTGACCGCGTAGTCGCCCACTTTTGGCATTGCGCTGACCGGGTATTTACAGACAATCTCCCGGCCCTCGATTGCCGGGAATTTGCTGATGATGTACGTGCGCTCAGTGCCGCCCTGGTCAACAGCTTTGAACTCTTTCGGTTGGATTAGCTCTGCCATCAGAATGTCGTCCTGTTTTCAAACGCGAAAATATACGCGCTGGTTTTGAATCGTCCGGCGCTCGAGACGCCTTTACCCGGCATTGAGTCAGTAATTTTGCCGTTGGTGTACGTGGCCCCGCTGTCGTCGGGGTAAATCACTGTCATTGTGATAATGTCCAGTGCCGAGCGTTTACCCTTTGCTACGCGGTTGGCCTCAGCCAGTACCTGGAGATTTTTGTCATCATCACTGCCGGGGATAACGTTTAACGTGGGCGTGAGCGGAGACGCCTTACTCCACGTAATCAGATCGCCGTTCAACCCCATCGCCTTGTCGGCAATCTGCATAGACGGGATATCGAACGGGTCTGCATCGTCAGCGAACTGCGTGATTGTGATACCGGACGGGAACGTGTTGGACGCGACGACAGTCACGCGCAGGCCAACGCCTGAAATGTCTTCCATAAAAATTCCTTAGATGAGGGTGTGGGTGCCTTCGACTTTGCGGATAACGTCGTCTTTGCTGTAGATGAGCAGATAAACGGCTTTGTATTCCGTGCGCCCGTCGGAAGTCGTGTATTCCTCAAACCAGCAGTCGAGCCAGTAGCCGAGGTTTTGCACCTGCGCCCACGCCAGATCGTCGCCTGTCGCCTCGGTGATATACATGCGCTGTGCGGTATTGAGCGTTTTACCAACACTGATAACGCCGTTATAGAGCGCTTTCTCAATGCCCGCCTGAATAATCGCGATCAGCTGGCTGCGTCCGCTGGCGTTGGCGGAAATCGCAGGCATGGACAGCATGAGCGTCATCAGTTGCGACTCCATCAGCCCCTTTAGCCATTGCTCGTTAGCGTAGGTGTTCATGTCCACCGGGGCTGTGTTGCCACCCATTAGTAGCCCGCGCTGGTAGAAATCAATATTCTGCCCTGCGGTTTGTGTGCGCCCGTAGTAGTTGAGCCGGTACGAGTCCAGCGTGTTGGAGAACGTCGTGTCCGTGACGGTAGGCGTTACGCTGAACTGCTGAAACATATAGTTCTGCGCAGAGTTGCGGCGGTTGTAGTCCGTCGCCGCCAGGATGATCATCGGCATCATTTCGTGATATTCATCCGGCGATAGCGTGTATGTCAGGCCCGTACCCGCGTACCCCTTCAGGATTTCGTAGTAGTCGCCGTAACCGTCGCCACCCTCGGTGAACTCGTATTTAGACGACACAGGAACATAAAACTGGAACATGACGTTCTGCGCTGCGTTCCATTTTGCGATCTCAATAACGTCGTTAATTGTGAGTGCGTTCAGAAACACAAACGAGCCGAAATTGTTTGAGATGCTCGTTGTGCGTGCAATGGCGTCCTGCGGTTTCTCCGGTTCAGCTCCCGTATTGTACGTTGGTGTAACCCACCCCAGCAGAGCCAGCGTTGTCTCATCACCGCTCTGGATCTCAATTGAGATAACGCCACTGGCCCCCATCGTCAGCAGGAATCGACGCCCGACCGGATCCCACTCAACCGTCAGCCCCACCGCCTGCGTAATTGACTGTTCAAACGCATTGCGCGCAGCGGTCTGAATAATTGCCGCGACCTCAGTCAGATTTGTTGCCGTGGAGAAATCGAGAGTGAGCGCACCGGACGCACTGGTGTTACCGCTCGTGATACTAATTTTGATTGTTTTATTCACAACCTCGTTGTAATTCGCAATATCGCCAGCCACCGCGCCTACGTCAGTGCCGATAATCCCGCCCTTTGCGCCGTCCGGTGCGTAGCGCGCGAAACTGATTTTTTTTGCGCGCGTGGTCAGCTTGCTGATCCATGAGAAATAGAACAGAGCGCGTTTATATTCCTCACTGTAGTAGCCGAAAAGTTTTCCGACTGAATCCGCGTCGGTCGCCTCAGCGATTACGTCAGAGGCGAGCAGGGGGCTGGATGTGAACAGACGCCCAATTAGCTCGCGGTTTTTTACAGACGCGCCAGCTCCTACGCCGGACGTAATATCCACGTATTTTTTAAAACTGATTGCCATTTTTATACCCTGTAAATTTTGAACTCCACGGAAGAGGCAACAGGCGTTGTGCTGACCGTGACGTCCTTGTGGGTGAAAGTGATATCGAACGACGGCGAGGCCTCGTACTGATCGCGGTCGTTTTTAAAAAATGTGTTTCGGTTATCAGTAATCCGGTAAACGCCGACACCGTTTTTCCTCAGTTGCGATATCGCGGAATCGCTCTGCAATATTGCGCTGGCGTGGAAAATCAGGTCGTTCGCTGTGGGCGATTCCAGGTCTGCCGGGTTCTGTGTTGATGAGCCGGTGATCTGATACGTGGTCTCAATCCACTGGCTTTCCGTGTGAACCATGCGCTCGCTCTCTTTATCCCACTCGTCCGTGCGCTGCGGCGATCCGTAGCGGTGATGAGTAACAACAAAAAAATACAGGCATGGACCAGAGTCCGGCCCCTGGTCCGTTGGTTGATTACTGCGTTTAACCGCAACGGCGGGGAGTTTGTGCGCCGTCAGGCCATCAAGCAGAACAGAGCGCAACAGTGTATTGAGGTCGTTTTCACGCACTGGCAATCTCCGAACAGAGCATCGCGTTCCAGCCGTCTATTGAGCGCCACGGAGTGATTGACTCGCACTGATACCGCGCACAGTTGAACGACAACTGATCGCCGGATACGTCACGCGCCACGTCGAGCAGGTCAGCAGACGCGTAAAAGTTCCAGTAAGTTTTCTGGTAGTCGAGGCCGAGGTTTGCATACTGCGCGCGCGGCACTGGCTGAAAACTACCGGAAATCGACACGGGGTCAGCGTAGGCCGCCACATCATAACCAGCGGCGTTAGTCTGCCGTCCGGTGTATGCGTGGTACTCCAGAGTTTGACTGCCGATTACGCGCAACGCCATATTTAGCAAATTGCTACCGGGTATCATTTGTCCTCCACGATGTGCGTCAGTGAATTGATCATCAGCCCGGTTTCGACAAGGGGTTTGTCGAGACTCCCGATTGTTTTGCCGTCCGCCATTTTTGCCTGTCGCGCCGCAATTGTGCGTGGTGACAGTGGAGGCGAGGTAATTGCTGCGATAGCTTTGGCAATATCACCTGACACCTGCAAACCCAGCATTTCAAAAATCTGGTCCGCTGGGGCATCACCGTTAACCACTTTTTTTGCAACCGTGTAACTCAGCGAACGCCACACCTGCGTCCGGGCCGTAATTGTCGGGCGCATGAACGGGCGCGCGTGCGGCCCGAATTCATTTTCTGCCGCGACCTGAGCAACAGGTGTGCCGTCGGCGTATTTTGAGGATTCAAACCAGCCGACCTTCGCCGACTTACGCTTGAGTTCTTCCGTGGCCCGTTTCAGGCTCTCAGCCGCCGGACCGGGCTTAATGACCAGTCTCGCCATCAGAATATTCCCCCCACTTTTCTGAATGCCGCCCGCTCCGGCATCAGGCCGACATAAAACCCGCCAACCGATTTCACCCGTAGGAGTGCCAACAGGCGTTGACCGAACGGCGTCAGTGACAGCCAGTAATCCAACTCATCTGTAGCTGCCGGGGGTGGTGCCAGACTAACCGACACTTTGTCGATAGCTGCCCCGGTAAC